ACACTTGCTATTGCTTGAGCGTTTACTCCTGCTTGAGGAGCGCCTGTTGTCCCAACTTGGCCAGTAGGAGTTACGTTAGCCTCTGCGTCTATGGATGGTGTGCCTAAAGCACTTGTAGCAGCTTGTCCTGATAAAGTTACGTTAGCTTCAGCATCTATAGTTACTGTACCAAGTGCGCTAGTACCTGATTGTCCTGTAGGGCTTACGTTGGCTTCACAATCAAAAGTAGGCGTACCTACTGCGCTAGTACCTGCCTGACCTGCTGGTGTTACATTAGCCTCACAATCAAAAGTAGGTGTGCCTACCGCTCCAGTACCTGCTTGTCCAGAAGGAACGGCATTAGCTTTAGCAACTATACTTATAGATCCTACAGCAGAGGTAGCAACTAAAGTAGAAGGCGTTACGTTTGCTTCAGCGTCAACGCTGACAGACCCTAAAGCAGAAGTAGCAGCTACACCAGATATGGTGAAGCTTATAGGTACAGAAGCGGGTTGACCCCAAGGACCCTCGCCCCAGCCAGCTCGACCCCAACCTGACATAAAGAGGTTAAGCTATTCTTATAATAGCCGTACTTGCCGCTGCGGCAGGGAAAACTACAGTAAAGTCTCCAGCGGTAGATGTTTTATCACCACCAAAGTCTATAGTTGCTACAGATTTATCGCCGTTAGTATCGTTATAAATCATACAGCCTCTAGCAGTTACGGTAGCCGTACCAAAAGTTAAATCTGCAAAGTCTGTAAACCCTGTAGTACCAGCACTTGTTGGTGCTACTTTAGTCAAAGCGTTTCCACCAGAAGTGTAATTAGTTCCAGTTGCCTGTCCAGTTGTAGTAAAAGCTGTTGTAGCCGCACCTAATGTGGCTGAACTTGTATATAAAGCAAGTTTAAAAGCATTACCATTAGTCGCAAAGTTATGTGTTGCAGTTAATAGTTCTTTTTTAAAACTTGTAGTTAATGTGGATGTAATTGCCATATCTATACCTTTTTTATAATTTTAGCAATATCTTCTTCGCCAGACTTCATAAGCTCTTGAATTAAACTTGCTTTATAAGATTTTATAGCATTATTCAAGTAAATCAAACACACTCTATAAATTAAATCTTTATAGGCTCTTGCCTGTTCTTTTATGTGTGGCTCATTATCATCAGAATAACCACATATTTTGTCAGTTAATTGTTTTGCCCAAAACTCAGGAGGATGTCCTCCGTAGTTAGAAGTGGAAACTTCAACTAATCCTAACTCTGGTAAACCCTCTGGTGTTATCTTGTCTACCATTTATTAGGTTCTATTAAATTTAAATGATTATCGGTTCTATCAATTAAAGTAGGTTGTTGATATTTTTTAGTTATTTTAAATTCACTAATCCTAGATACTTTTAAAGTGTCTTCACCCTGTATAACAATTAAAGGATCTGCAAGCCTATGGTATCCGTATAGTTTTTGTTCTGCTGGTACATCTGTATCTAGTAATCCGCTAGAAGATGCTACTTCTATTTGTATATTTTTTTCTATACATTTAGATAGCCAAAACTCAACACAACCTCTTCCTGCCTCTGCAAAATGCAAATTACCTTTATAACTAAAATCTACTCCAAACAATTTAATATTTGATACTTCGTTCCAATATGCAAAGGCGATAGCATAGGCAACCGTATTGTTTAAATAATAACAATTAGTGTCCTCTATTATTTCTTTGATTGGGTATTCAACCAAACCAGGACAACGATCGTCTAATTCGCAAGTATATATTGGGCCTTCATGTTCTTTTAAAAGTTTAGCCATACTATCGGTTTGACCGCCTGCATCTTCAGTATCTAAAAACCTAGATGGTGGATCCATCATAAAAATTCTATCGTGATAAATAACAGATCCAACTCCGTTAATAGCCCATACTTCATCAAAATGAACCCCATGTGATTTTGCCAGGTTGTAATCAAACCAACTTTTTCCTAAACCCACAATAGCAATAGTCTTGCCCTTAAGACTTTTAATTTTTTTCATGTACTCTCCTTATTTTACGAAACAGAAGTTCGTAAAGAATCATAACGGTACTCGTCTCTTCTTCCTCTTGCCTCTGCTTGATTTTTTAATCTTAAAACTTCTAAATTAAATCTTTGTTCATATAACTGCATTAGATCGGCATCACCTTTCATAAAAGTATATGCCTCTACTAAAGCACCATAAAGTAAACCATTTCTGGCGTTATTAGACAACCAAGTTCCCGTAGTGTCTGCGGTTAAACTGTTTGGTTTGTATAAATAATGCAATTCAACTGAATAATCTGCATCTGGAACTGGAGATACAATTAAAGTAGATCCATTATTTGATGCCGTTGATAGTTCTTTATCAAAATCTGCATAATACAAAGGTTTGCCCCTTGCAGATATGTCTGTTGGGTCTGGATCATATTCTCTGATAAATGTAGTATGTTTTTTATCTAAATATTCATATGCCCCTGCACTATCTATAAGCGCTAATGAAAAACTTAACTGAAAGTCTGTTGGAGCAGTTAGATAAGTATTACCAGTTGTTAAAAGTCCAGTAACATTTTTTCTAAAATAATCTAATTGTATTAGTTCAAATAATCTGTCTTCGGCATTAATAATAAAATCATTTAATGTAGATACGAAAGTTGTTTCTTCGTTTTCTACGTAGTTTTGTATTAGAGTTTTTAATTCAGTTAATGTCATGATGTAGTAATTGTAACTTCACCTAAAGATCCTGTCACTTTCTCTACGGTAAAATTTGTAGGCAAAGTAGAAGGGTTCATAAAGTCATTTTGAAATATACTAGAGCTAGTAACAACAACAAAGCCTTCTCCAACCTCTAAGTCATTATTTGGTCTTGGTTTATATAAAGCTTCAGGATCTGCTTTAACGGTTATAGGCTCTAGTTGTGGATGTTTTGGCTCATAGCACGTAGAACAAACCTTTAGACCATTCCATTCTTCTTTTAATTCATGAAGTTTGTATTCAAAAGCACAACGGTCACATAAACCTTTAGCGAATTTACCAAGCGCGTAAGCCATATTAGTTCATCCTTAGATTAGGTCTAATTCTAAAAGAAGCTCTGTCTTCGTCTTGATCAGCAGCTCTTCTAAATTCCTCTTCATATAAAGCTTTTAATTGTGGAGTAAGTTGTGGGGATTTTTTAAGTGATAGGTAATACGCTAAACCTGCAACAAAACAAGGATAAAACCTAAAAGGCATATCCATAGTATTAGTAGCTTTATCAGCATCATCCATTCTAACAATTTTGTTGAATACTAAAATATCAGTAGAGTTCTCTGGTGCTGGCCATACTTTTAAAACAGGAGCAATTGTCTTATCAAGAAAATATTGAGAAGGTCTTGCTTGTGTAGTTTTGTTAGGAATATTTAGGTATTCAGATCTACCTATTCTGCTAATAGAAATATCGGTTTGGGTACTATTAACCGTTCTCCTCACAACCACATCTAATATGTCTATTATATTAGCGTTTAAAGTATAGTCCGTAGTCCCTTGAGTAACCGTTTGAGTATCTTGAGATATTGTCCATTGATTTAACCCTCTGTTAGCCCATTCAGCCAACATTAAGTTTATGGATCTCTTGGCAGTTTTTAAGTCATAACCAGTTCTAAGTTCTAATCCACATCTCTCAAATGCTTCTTCTATAAACTCAGCTACATTAGGTTCAAAGTCTGTACTGCTTGAGGTTGCCATTACTCATCCTTGTTATATAAATTATCAAAAACCCTATTTACATCTAAAGTGTAGTCTAAATCAGATTTAGAGTAATGTATATGTTGAGACGGTTTAAAATCAGGCGCTCCTTCTCCTGTAACAAACCAAGCAGGATGTGTGACTCTTACTCTATTATTTGGAAGTGCAACTATATTGCCTGTCCATTCACCAGCATCTAACAACTCTAAAACATGACTACTTTTATGTTGTGCAGGATCATCTGCTATTTCGTTTTCGGCGTAATCAACCGTAAACATGTATTTGGCTGGGAATATTTGACCGTCTATTTTAGCAAGCCAAGGGCAAGGTGTGGCTCTATCTATTACATATACTGCATTGTTATGTGAAGAACAGTCCCAAGGTTGTGCATCATGAACTGACATAGGTTTTGCAAAGTCTTCAACTAATGTATCTGCAACTAATCCTGTAATTGGCATTCTGGCCCACATAGCACCACCATTTATATTGCCCTCGTTCCAATCTTCACAATTAGATTCTTCTCCGGTAAATATTATGTGAAAACTTAAACACCTGGTTGGCATGGTGGTAACACCAACCGCCATAGCATGAATAAACTCTCCATGATATTTTTCGTGATTATGAGTGTACTCTCTCCTTACCCAACATTTGAAATGAGGTATATTACTGTAAAGATATGCCACTAATTAAGTCAGATCTTCTCTTCTTCTATTAGCAAATCCTGATGCTATAGACCCACCTTTAGATTTTTTCATGACGGCTCTGCCTTTTGACATTTTCATCATAGTTCCACCTTTGGACTTCTTCATCATAGTTCCGCCCTTAGATTTCATCATTTTTTTGCCGCCTTTTGATTTATAACTAGCCATTATTTTTTACCTTTTTTAGTAGTTGTTTTCTTAGCAGGAGCTTTTTTCTTTGGCATATTGTAGTAAATACGGTCATCAGAAACAGGCTCATCAGGTCTAACTTTAGCGTCTAACCTTGCTTGTAATTTTGGATTTTCAGATTTTTTCTTTGGCATAATTTTTTCCTAACTAATAGTTGTAACTTTGCGTTTATCGTTCATGACAGCTCCACAACCTTTAGCTATAAAACCACCTTCTGAAAGTTTAACACGATTCTGTTTCTTCATAGACTTTTCAATAGCCATACCTCTTTTCTTTTCATAAGAAGATAATTTACCGTCTTTATTAAGATCTGCTTTACTTGAATTTTTTAGTTTTGTCATAATATCACCTTATCTTAATCTAGCGGCCATTACAATTCCCTGACCTCTACTTGTAATTGGTCCACCAGTTGCTGCTTTTTTTCTGCCATCTTTCCAACTAATTGCTTTTGGTCCTGTTTTCTTTTTAGCTGCTGACGTGCATTCTGCTTTTGTAGGTCTACACGCAGGATAGGGTCTTTTAGTGTTTGTTTTAGATTTTCTACCGCAAGGCTTGCCTGTCTTACAATCAATCCAGCCTTTGCCATCATTTTTAGAAAACCAATCTTTAAGTGTTTCTTTTTTAGCCATTACCTTAATCTATTAGTCATAACAGCACCTTGTCCGCGTATTGTAACAGGGCCACCTGTAGATTTTTTTTGCCTGTCGCTACCCATACGGTAATTACTAGGACCGCCAGCGTTTCTACATTTAACTATA